CGAGATGAACGCAGATTGGCAGAACTTACACATGGCACCCGTGATGGTGTTGCTACTATCTGGACACCAAACGCATTGGCAAGTTACTGGAAACCTAAAGCAAAGTTTCAGGGTGACCTAGGTCGTGTATACGGAGTACAATGGAGACATTGGCTTACTCCTGTATCACACAAAAGCGAAGTCTTTATGGATGAGTTTGGCTCAACATACAACCGCAAAGGTAGTATACATCATAAAGAAATCGACCAATTAAAGATATTGATAGAGGGTATCAAAAAAGACCCCAATGGTCGTAGACATATACTCACAGCTTGGAATCCAGGTGAGTTAGACCAAATGGCATTGCCACCATGTCATGTATTATGCCAATTCTATGTCAACAAGAATAAAGAACTATCTTGCCATATGTATCAGCGTAGTGTTGATGTTTTCTTGGGGTTACCTTTTAACATTGCTAGCTATGCGTTACTCACTCATTTAATAGCACAAGTATGTGGATTGGGTGTAGCTGAATTAGTTATCAGTACAGGTGATACACATATCTACACTAACCATGTTGAACAAGTTAAAGAACAATTAAGCCGTGAACCATTACCGTTGCCCACATTGAAGATTAATCAATCTATAAAAAACATAGATGATTTCTTACCCGAAGATATTGAGTTAGTTGATTACAAGTGCTATACTGCTATTAAAGCAGATATGGCAGTATGACACTAGAACCAGATACAATTGAATGCGTAGTACACACCATTAAGATGGGTGATGTAGAAGATCCTGATTTGTATGTTGCTGAACCAATATGGAAATGGCAACAAACAGAAGAAGGACAATGGCTTATGGAAAACAGCAAGCCGGCTCCAATTTGGAAAAGATATCACGATCCAATGGTATATGGTTACTCATACACCATCCATGCCTTTCTTAAATCAAAAGATTACGTATTTTGGAGTTTAAAGTTTAAATGAATATATTAGTAACAGGCGGGCTAGGACTTATCGGACACAATGTAGTCACACGATTACAAGATTTGGGACATCAAGTATCAATTGTTGATAACAAAACTAATTATGGTATTATACCTCAAAGTGAAATTGATTATCTTATAAGCGAACGAGAAAAGAAAGTTGTTAATGATAAATTTATTAACACCTTAAGTTTTATCTATAACAAAGATATTGCAGATGTTGGGGAAATGGATAATGTCTTTCATATTGAAGAACCTGAAATTGTTATTCACATGGCTAGCTTTCCTAGACAGAAAGTAGTTAATGCTAATCCAGCATTGGGCAGTCGTACAATGAGTGAAGGGTTACTAAATTTATTAGAATTATCTAATAAGTACGAAGTCCGTAAATTTATATATCTTAGTAGTTCAATGGTATACGGAGACTTTACTGACGATGTAAAAGAAGATGCTATTTGTAAACCGCAAGGTCAGTATGGCATTATGAAATTAGCTGGTGAATGGCTAGTGCGTGATTATTCTCGCAAAACTAATCTAGTGCATACTATCATTCGTCCAAGTGCAGTATACGGTCCATTAGATGTAGAAGATAGAGTTATCAGTAAATTCTTACTTACAGCAATGCGAGGTGACGCAATAAAAGTAAACGGTGAAAAAGAAACACTAGACTTTACTTATGTTGATGACGCTGCTGATGGAATTGTTGCGGCCACACTAAGCGACAACACCGAGAACAAAACATACAATATTACAAAGAGCCATAGCGTTACATTATTAGAAGCAGCACAAATGGCACTAAAATTAGCAGGTGGTGGTACACTATCTGTGTATCCCAAGGACAGTGATTTCCCATCACGGGGAGCATTGAACATTGATGCTGCACGTAGAGACTTTGGATATGATCCTAAAGTTGATGTAGCTGAAGGATTTCAGAAATATTATGACTGGTTAATTAACGATCCATACTTCAACAAAAGATAAATATATGAATGTGGATTCTATCATATCTTCCTGAGTTTGTTACTCATATAATCTTTTTCCTAGGGGTTTTAGGAACTATTGTAGGGTTTTTATTGGGATTTATTCCCGGGATAAAACCCTATCAACTAGCAATTCAAGTTATTAGTATTTTAATATTAAGTTTTGGCTTATATTTAGAAGGTGGGTTAGCTGAACAAGCAATTTGGCAAGCAAGAGTTAAAGAACTTGAAGTAAAGATTGCTGAGGGAGAGGTTAAATCAGAAAAGGTTACTACAGAAGTTGTAACCAAGATTCTTACCAAGAAGCAAATAATTAAAGAAAAGGGTAATGATATAGTACAATTTATTGATAGAGAAGTTGTAAAATATAACAATATCTGTACTATTCCGGAAGTAGTTATTACTGCACATAATGCGGCAGCTAAAAATGAAACTACTGCATTGAAAGAAGTTCCTACTGATTTGCACAATCAATTGGCTACTCCACCGATGATATTGGCGCCAAAGAAATGAAAAAACTACTACTATTATCGGTAATCTTTTTATCAGCCTGTAGCACAGTTGTTCCTGTAAAGCAGAAGTTTCCTGATTTGCCAGAAGAATTATCACAAACCTGCAAGCCCTTACAGACAATTGAGGGAACTACTACAACATTAAGCAATTTAATGGAAGTTGTGTCAAAGAATTACGCTACAAGACATGAATGTGCTGCTCAATTAGAAGCAATACTTGAATGGTATAACAAACAGAAGAAGATTTTTGAAGAGGTCAATTCTGACTAATCCTAAAACTTGTGATAAATACACTATAGTTTAGGATATAGAGATGACCCAAGAAATAATTAATATAGGTGCTCAACCCAACGACGGTGAAGGTGATCCGTTACGCACGGCCTTTCAGAAAATTAACAACAATTTCACTCAGTTATATAGTACCGGATTCTTTACATCAAGCGCATATTCGGTTGGATTAACTGCTGATCAAGTTATATTTGAAGCACCAGTAGAAACATTTACGCAGGGTATTTTTCAAATTAATTCTAATGATACAACCTCAACCGATACTGAAAATATCGTATTAAATGTATCTGTAATAAATGATGGTAGTGGATTAAAGTGGAATGGCCACAATACATTGTTTAACGGTAATGTGTTAACTGACTATGACATGGATATAGATATAGCCAGTTCAAATGTTCGCATATTAGTTAATCCAATAGCAAATACAACAATATTTCATTTTATATCAGCACAGATCACATGGACTGGTGTTCCTGTAATGGGATTGAATATTACAACAGAAAGTGCTACTATGCCTGATAACATTATTACAGAAAATGATGCATTCAATATATCAACACAAAATCAAATCACAGTATGAGAGCAAAAGAATTCATAACAGAACACCGTGCTGCATTATCAGTTGATGTTGCTAGAGCATTGTCGGGTACATATACTATTCCAGGATTACCTAATAGTGATTTCTATAAACAATATCGGTTTGGTGTAGCATTAGCCGGTGCTCGTGGACAAATAGATAGAATGCAAGATAGTATCCCACCTTATAATTTTGAAAAAGAAACACCGTGGGGTGAGAACATGATTGTAAGTTCATATATGGATGGTGATATTGAAAAAGACATTGACTATGCAATGAAAGAAACAGGGGTACCGGGTAAGAAAGTACTAATTAGTACTAACAAAAGTGAAGAGGCATCGGATGTAGTTAAAAATAGTCCAATCAAAGCGTTTAAAGGTTATCCAAAATGAGAGCAAGTGAATTTTTAAGTGAGCAACGCACAATTGGTGCACCTACTAAAAGACAATCTTTTGCCTCACGTGGATTGCATAAGTTTCGTGATCCGGGAGGATATGATCGTACTTATGAATTGAATCGTATTATGATGGCGGTTGCATGTGCAGACGGAACTACCCCATTAGAAATAGATGCTGAAACATGGAGTGGTCGTTATAACACTGCTCATCCATATACTGATGTAGAATCAAAAATGCTTAAACAAGCATATAAAGCAGTAGGTACTGACATTACAGATTTAAATCACGGTGATGATGAAAGTACCGAATTACCTGATACAAATATTCAAAGTATCGTTAAGCCCTTTAAAGGCTACAAAAGAAAATAATCAGAACATCAAATCCTAGAATAAGTAATTATAACAAATTACAGGATTTTGAATGCTTATTGATATCAACAAAACACTTGACTTAATTAAACTTAAGTTTTACAACGAATGGCTATATACTGCTCATATATATGATGAGGGTGATAGCGAAATGCATAAGGGGTTAACTGAAGAAGTTACCCGTCAATACATAGATCCATTAAATCTCCCAAAAAATAGTAAAATATTAGATTTAGGCTGTGGCCCTGGTTACTTCCTGGATGAAATGAAAACTAGAGGTTATACTGATTTAACTGGGGTAACATTAAGTCCTGGTGATATCAAAATTTGTGAAGAAAAAGGTCATACTATTAAAAAGTATGATTTGAGTTTTATTCCTCAAAGTGAAGGTTACTTTGACGAAAGTGTGGATTTTGTATTTTTGCGTCACGCATTAGAACATAGTCCATATCCTATCTTTAGCTTAATGGAATATAATCGTATTCTTAAGCAGTTTGGTAAGATTTACATCGAAGTACCTCAACCAGGATGTGAAAGAAAACACGAAACTAATCTAAATCACTATAGCATTTTGGGACAAGACCAATTAGCAGCATTGATTGTACGTACCGGATTCAACATTGACAGATTTGAAAACTTTGAATTTGATGTAACATTTCCTAACGATGCTGATCCTGAAAATCCAACAACAGCAAGAGAAAAGTTTTACTGTATCGTTGCTACTAAGCAAAGACCATTAGATATCAAATAAGTATATTAAACTTAGTAAAGACCGAGTTCGCTCGGTCTTTCCACATCCATTATTGATAAATATACAAATAAAAGGATATTTAATGGCAACGTCTAACTTAGATTCAATAAAAATAACAGAATTACCGAATATAGGTAACAATTTAGCAGCCAATTCTTTATTTCCAATTGTCAATATGGCTGGTGTCCCAACGACTCAAAAGGCTAATATTCAAATTACAGGAAATTTAATATTATCTGGCGCAGGCGGTGCTAATTTTGTACCCGCAGCATTATCTGAATTAGCATATTCCGTAGTAAATGCTGCACAGCCAAACATAACTAGTGTAGGTACACTTACTGAATTATCAATAGCAAATATTAATAATTTTACTATTCCAGGCGGAGATAGTGGATATCTTTTACAAACAGATGGAGATGGTAATTTAAGTTGGATTGCCGGAGGCGCAACTGGTGCAGTTGGCGCACAAGGTGCTACTGGCGCTACCGGTGCAAGTGGTATAGATGGTACTACTGGTGCAACTGGTTTAACTGGTGCAACTGGTAATACAGGCAGCACAGGATTAACAGGTGCGACTGGATTAACAGGCAGCACAGGATTAACAGGTGCAACTGGTATAGGCGCAACAGGTGCTACTGGGATAGGAGCAACTGGTGCTACAGGATTAACAGGTGCGACTGGATTAACAGGCAGCACAGGATTAACAGGTGCAACTGGTATAGGTGCTACCGGTGATACTGGCGCTACAGGTGGTATAGGTTTTCAAGGTGCTACCGGTGATACAGGTGCTACTGGATTAATAGGTAGTACAGGATTAACCGGTGCGACTGGTATAGGTGCTACTGGTGATACAGGTGCAACCGGCCAAACAGGACAAACAGGTGCAACCGGATTAGGTGCTACCGGTGATACAGGTGCGACTGGATTAACAGGTAGTACAGGATTAACAGGTGCTACTGGTGGCATAGGATTTCAAGGTGCTACAGGAGAAATAGGCTCTACAGGCTCAAGCGGTGCAACCGGTTCTACAGGTGCAACGGGAGAACAAGGTATAGTTGCTCAATCTACCGCACCATCAGATCACAATATATTGTGGCTTGATACTAGTACACCCGCTGTACAAGGTGTAGGCGCTACCGGTGCTACTGGTGTAGGTACAACTGGTGCTAGTGGTGCTACAGGACCAAATGGAGCAACCGGCTTAACTGGTGCTAGTGGTGCTACTGGTGTAGGTACAACTGGTGCTAGTGGTGCTACAGGACCAAATGGAGCAACCGGCTTAACTGGTGCTAGTGGTGCCACTGGTGTAGGTGCAGGTTCAACTACTGGTAGCTGGACATTATCAGCAGGTACTAACACTGTAAGTATTACAGTTCCTATAAACGGTACTTACATAATATGGGTTAGAGGAAATATCCCAAATGGTATTGTTACATATACTGCTACAGCGGTTGTTACAAATACCAATGTGCCGGTACTAGGTAGTAGCTATGGTTGGTATTATGCAGCCGGCAATGCATTAGTGCTTACATCAATACCTACACAGTTTGTTGGAACTGTGAACAATATTAGTAATGCTGTAGTTGCAACTACGACTGCCAATGTATTTACATTTGGTATCACAAACAATAGCGGAACATCACAGGTAGTAAATTGGGGTTACATTACTCTTTAACAGTTAAAATAGATAGGATTACATAATGTCAGTATTAAAATATTGGGACACGGGAACATCATCATGGCAAGTTGCTATAGTTGGCGCAGAAGGTGCTACTGGCTCATCAGGTGCTACTGGTGCTACTGGCTCATCAGGTGCTACTGGTGCTACTGGCTCATCAGGTGCTACTGGTACAACTGGTAATACTGGTGCAACAGGCGCAAGTGGTACCAACGGAGCAGATGGAGCAACAGGCGCAAGTGGTACCAACGGAGCAGATGGAGCAACTGGTGCAAGTGGTACTAACGGAGCAGACGGAGCAACTGGTGCATCAGGTACGAATGGCTCAGACGGAGCAACTGGTGCAAGTGGTTCTAATGGCTCAGATGGAGCAACTGGTGCAAGTGGTTCTAATGGCTCAGATGGGGCAACAGGTCTAACAGGTGCAAGTGGTGCGACCGGACCAACTGGTAATACTGGAGCAACTGGTTCAGGCACAGGCACTGCTAACAAGATTTTCAACGGCACTAGTTATGCTAATATTGCCTCAGCAAATAGCAATCTACAAATTGGTGTCAATAACAATACATGGAACTTTGGCAGTGATGGTAATCTAACATTGCCATACAATGCTAAAGTATCATTATCACAATCTACAACAGATTCAGGTGCGTTGTCATTAAATGGTAGTAGTAATTATCTAACACTACCATCAAGTAGTCAATGGATTTTAGGTACAACATGGACTATAGAATTTTGGATTAATGCTAATGCACCTAGTACAGGATTACTTCAACGAATAATAACACAAGTGCAAGACACAGGAGTACCTTCTTGTA